TTGTTGGCTCTGCTCTGGCTGACAACGGCGCTGCTTCTAATACAAGCAACAATGATGTCACTGTGGAGAGCGTTTGGACATGCATTGGTGATGTGTTACTGGTGAGACCCATTGGGGCTGCAACAACAGTTGCTGGCTTTGGTGTGTTTGCAGTAGCATCGCCTTTTGCTGCTATGGCTGATGCGACAGAGGAAGTATATGATACGGTTGTAACTGCACCCGGTGAATATACATTCTGCCGCGATCTTGGCGACTTCTCCAAGTAATCCTAACTCTAGCCAAGAGTTCAATCCTTTTGGCTAGATTATAATAAATAATAGATATGGCCGATGTAAGTATATCTGATCTGAATTTAGGAACCCCATTAGGTTCTCATTTTATTCCCTATTCAACAGGAAGCAGCACAAATAAAACATATGTTTCTTCCATTACTGCAGGTATAAACATAGGTCAACTTGCATCAGGCACTACTGCTGAAAGACCATCTCCAGCAACTGCCGGTGCCATTCGCTTCAATACATCCACAGGCAAAGCAGAAATATACAATGGTATAAATTGGGGCAGCATATTGTCAGATTTTGGTCCATACACTTTGGAAGTGTTGATTGTGGCAGGAGGTGGAGGCGGGGGAGGCAGAGGTGGTGGTGGCGGAGGCGGTGTCATTCCTTTCTTTAATTTTACTGCAAATTCATTCACTTCTTACACAGCAACAGTAGGAGCAGGAGGTGCAGGGGGGCAGAACAATGGTGCAAGCAGTGTGTTCAATTCCACATTCACTGCCATTGGAGGTGGAGGAGGGTCTTCAGGTTTAGGTGCTGGAAGTGCAGGTGGATCTGGTGGCGGTGGAGGTGAATTAAATGGTGGAGGAGCAGGTACAGCAGGGCAAGGAAATGCAGGTGGGAGCGGTAGAAGTGGTGGTCATCCCTATGCAGGAGGAGCAGGTGGTGGATACGGAGGTGCTGGAGGAAATTATGGGGGTGCGGGAGGCACAGGACTTGCTTTGGATGTAAATATCAAACAAGTGCTTCCTTTTAGTAATTTGAATGGTGCAGTTGTTACCCATATGGGATCAGGTGGAGGTTGGACCTCTTCTACTGCAGGTACTGGAGCAGGAGGACCAGGAGCGGGTGGAAGCGGCACAGGCCAAACTGCAGCTGCAAAATGGTATGGGTGTGGAGGCTGTCACAACAACGCTGGTTTTAAAGGCGTGATTGTCATCAGATATGCTGGCACACAAAGAGGTGCAGGGGGTGATTACATCACATACAATGCAGCAGACAACAAGACCTACCATGTGTTTACAACTGTAGGAACTGCAACATTCAGCACTAACTAATATGACTTTCAAAGAGTACATGCGTCAACAAATACGCAAAAAGAAAAAGAAATCTTCTTTGCCACAAACTGACAAAACTGCTTTGGTCACTAGCGCTGACATGGTACCCACTCAATCTTTGCCGGCGGCTACAGGTGGCAACCAACCAAGTCTCTCTTAATTTTTATATTGCCAATATCCTAAATTCCGGTATAATAAAAGCATAATGAAATTAAAGATTATTGCCTTAACAAGTCTGCTTACTATTAACGCATTTGCAGAAGATATTGCTAAGCTTCGAGTGCATGGCAACTCCATGTATCCCACATTCAAGAATGGTGACCTGCTTTGCATTGACAGAGACATTGCATATGGCTCCTTGCGAGAAGGTGACATTGTTTGTTTCAATGATCCAGAATACAGTGAAGACATTTCAACTTGCCATCGTGTGGTGTTGCAGACCTTTCGAGGCTTCATTGCCAAGGGTGACAACAATGCATTGTGTGATGGCAATTACGTCATTGAGCAAAACTATGTGGGCAAAGTGGTGCGTGTGATATCTGAATGACCAACTCAGGCTTTGTTCTGCAGTCTGTCTGAAGCCATGGTCAATATCTTGATGGCATCTGCTTTGGAGTACTTCCTGGCATGATTGAGCAAGCTGTCCACCAAGTCCAGTGCTTCATGATTCACATTGTAATGCGAATTGAGCGCTGTTTGTTCTTCTGATTCTTCTTTGGCAGCAATGGCAGCTCTGATGGCACTGTCACGACGGGCCAGATACTCTTCTTCAGTCTCTTCTGATTTGTGCTTGACCATTTCCATGTTGTCTTCATCTTTGGTTTGCTTCTTCTCTTTGACCACCGATTCACCAACACGTTTTGTTGTAAATACAGGTCCTCCTAAAGCACCTGATTCATCTTTATGACCAGGTTTTGATGCAGGTGCAGTAGCAGCAAATTTATTCTTGGCCCATTCAATGACACCTGCAAATTCTTCTGGTGTCAAAGCAAATTGAGTGGCCATGTTGGCATCACTCTTGATCATGTCCAATATTTTAATCAAACGCTTTGAATTGGCTTGTTCCAGGCCGGCATCTGCATATGTGCCTTCATTGAGCACCTGCAAGCGCTTGTTAATGTAATTTGCGAACATCTTATTGTCATCAAAGGTCATAATAATATTTATATTATCACCTGTTATTTTCTTTAAAATACATGTTTTAGTTGACAATGCATCTCGCATGCGCATGCATGTGGCCAAAGAAAATATGACAGATCTTGCATAATATATAAAATAATTGACTTGTGAGAATAAATATCTTTATGGCCAATTTGAACTACACATTCCCTGCAGGGTTTTCCATATACACTCACAATGGTAGTGCCAGCAATACATTCACATCCGTTCAAAATCTAAACGGCATAACCAGAATTTGGGCTGTTAATCCTGAGGACTCTACTGACATTAGACCTTACATACCAGGAGGAGGTATTTTTAACCCCTCATGGTTGACATCCTTTGTACCTGGTTCATCATATCAAGTCACCTCAGATGGCACAGCATCCATGCAGATATCTGGGGCTAGGTCAAATCCAGGCATCACACTTCGTGCTTTTGCAGGAGTGGGAGGAAGCTATTTGGGGTATACCTTTTTGTCCATGCCTATCAACTCATTGCCCATAACCTTGGCAACTGCGACAGTTACCAAACCAGACTCCTCCACAGTGCTTTTCAACAGCATCTTCACCACCATGTGGACACCTGTAATTGTCACAGGTCCAGGTAAGTACGCCGCTTGGGATTCTTATGGAGGCTCGAACGCATTCAATAGCTTCACAACCCTGCAACCTGGTTCATCCTATTACATTGATTTTGGTTCAAACACTGGTTCCTACATATTGAACATACCTCGTAAGAACAGTTATCTCATCACCAACAATGGCAACTACATCATCACCAATGATGCTCGTTACATAACAGTTAGCAACAACGCTTAAACAAATCTCAAGCCTGGACGCTCTTCTTCTGTGAACAATTCAAGCATGGATATCTTCTCCAACAAGAACCATTCATGATTGATCTTGATGCATTTGCCTGAAGGCGAAAATTCATTGATCTTGCCTTCGTGAATGGCAAAACGATTCACTGCAGTGTTGATGAAAATGATCTTGCGGTCCACCAATTCATCATGTGTGTATTGTTTCATGTGTTAAAAAATAGAAACCCCATGCCGAAAAGAAGAGCTAAACTCGGCATGGGGTTTCGTAGGTTGTATTGCTGTTGACTGAGGCTCTTCTTAAGCTGCAATATTAGCTCTGTTTAGACCACTTGCCGTTGATCTTGATGGCATTCTGGAGAGCGCTATCAGAGATCACGGTAGTGACATCAGTCACACCAAGTTCCGTCCGAACGTCCTGCACGCTTTTATTAGCGCGAAGCAGCTTCAGCGCAGGGCGAGCAATGTAGTTGGTCACGAAACCTTCAGGCTTCGAAGCCAAATACATGGCGTTGGTAAGACGGGACTTGCCGGTGATGATGCATACCAAACGAGGGGTCACCTCGCGAGAGGACTTAGCGGCGTTCTCTCGGTTAGCCGGGTTCTTGCGAACCGTTGGTTCTAGCAATGTGCTATTCATGATTCATATATTATGGCTGAACCGCAGAAAGAGTCAACTGTTTTGTTGCAACAGATGTAACTACTTGATAGTTAACTAACTGCTCACAGAAGAGCATTGCCTGTTATTGTGGCTGTATAACCATTGAGATCAACTGCCTTACCGGCAGCTCCTCCAGCTCCAGCTGGACAAGAAGTTGATCCGGCACTGCCACTGCGTGTGTGCAAGGCACCTGCACCTGGTTGGCCGAGACCACCTCCTGCACCAGAATAATTTGTCAAGTAAATAAATCTGTAGTCATCATAATAATAATCACTCATTGTTTGACCTGCACCTCCACTGGTTAGAGTTGCAAGAGCTACACCTGCTCTTGTAGGAGAGTAATTACCATTAACTAGCCCTGCGCCACCACCTGGCACATAGCCCTGATCATCCCATCGATCGTACGAAAAATCATTATATGCATTCGACATACCACCGCAACCACCTCCTCCACCAATGGTACCATTATTTACAATAGTGATACCACTATAATTCAATTGTATGGCATTGCCTCCATCTTGACCGTTTACCCCTCTGCAATATCCTGATCCAGTCTGACTTCCTAAACTTGGCGGTCTCTGATATCTACCCCCTGCGCCAACTACGTACACGCCTGAGGATACATTCACAACAATGTCACTGCCTGCAGGCCATGTACCGGTAACCATTGATGCAGTTGCAGGTGATGTGCTGCCAATGTTGCCATTGATGTTAAAGATGACTGATGCAGCATCATTGGAACTGTCTCCAGTTTGATTGGTATAAAGTGTTCGCAGATTGATGTTGTTTTGAGATGTGACATCTATAGTTGTGGAGCCACTGTAAAACTTGGTCCATACACCTGCTTTGTTGATCCAACCAGATTTTATAGCCTTCCATGTGCCATCATTGACACTGAGTTTTTTTACTGTCTTCCAGGTGCCTGCATCATTGACTGAGAATGCCATACAACATGTACATTACACCTGGTACCATATGTCACCTGCCCCACCAGCAGAAGGTGCCAGAGTGGAGATGGTTTTTGCTCCTGATGCATTGGTTCCAATGGAAGGTTTGCCAGTCACTGAATTCCATGCCACAGGCAAGTTAGTAATGGTGGATTTGTATGTAGTTGTACCATCTGAATAAGGAATTACCCCTGTGCCTGCAGGCGTAACTTCAGATAGATCAGAGATTGTCGTATCAGCCATATACTATTATTTATTATATTAGCCAATATTTATCTTTTTTATAAGGTGTATCTTTTGGTTGAAAATACTGATATATGTTGTTAGCATTACCTCTATAATACATTGACCATAGCCCACAATTTCCTGTATGTGTTATAATACTATGTGTTCTGGAAATCATATAAGTGCTAGAAAGTATTGTCAATGCAAGGCTCTCTCTTTTATCTATAGGGACAAGATTATGCATTACACCCCAAGCACTAGCGTTAGAAACCGGTGCTTCTTCTAGGTAAAAAGAGTTCTTAAAGGTTGATGTAAATACATCACGAAACTCTTCAGTATCTGTTTGAATAAAAAAGCGCTTGTTATTGTTACTCTTATACAGTTCATCGGCTTTTTCTATAAACTCTTCGAAAGGAGCTATACCGGTTTCAGTATTTTTATCTAACCCTCTATAAAATACAGATATTATGTTATTGTAATCGAACTGGTACTTTGTTTCAAAGCTCTTAACCATTTCTAGAGCTCTATCACTTAAAGAGAAGTATTTCTTCACAATAGGCGTAATACCTTCAAAGTCTAATGTTTTATAGTTTAACCATTGATCTTCCCGGGTACAAATAATATTACGTTTATAAGGGAACGCTTCATCTTTTGTCTTAAAAAATTCTGGTGTTAAATCTTTATTAATATTTTTATAAGCACTAAACTGGAACGATGAATCCACAGTTCTAGGAAGCTTCTTATATGTATTAAAGAATTCTACTATTTCTGATATGCGCACAGAACAACAAGAAAAGAACCCTGCATTATGAAATATTCTTAACGAATCGTCGTCGAAGACTTGTGATAGCTGATCATTCACAATTTTATTTATAATGGGGTAAATTAATTTAAACTCTCACAGAAGTGCAGATAGTTAACTAACTGCTCCCAGAAGAGCATTGCCTGTTATTGTGGCTGTATAACCATTAAGATCAACTGCCTTACCAGCAGCTCCTCCAGCTCCAGGGTATGAACGCGCAGTGTTTTGATTATATGGTGGAGCTCCACTGGTACCGTTTTGACCTAAATTTCCACCATTTCCACCATAAGCGGTCATAGTAACATTTACAAACCTATAGCTATATATACCACCGGTACCTCCATTTGAAGTAGCACCCGCATTTCCCACTTGACAATTGTTGGATGAATTACCTGGCGAGTTACATATGCCTCTTTCCCCTCCTGAAATACCTGCGCCTCCTCCTCCTCCTGCAGTTACAAGAAAACCGCCGTTGAAGGGATAGAACCAACTGCCTCCTCCTCCGCCTCCGCCTCCCCCACCTATGGTCCCTAAATTATTTATTGTTATGTTATAGCTCAAGCTTATTGCAGGTCCTCCTGGAGACCCGTTTTCACCAAAATATTGACCTGCCCAAGCATTACCACCTCTTCCTCCTGCACCAGCTATAATAGCGTTGTTTGTAAGTGTAATATTACTCCCTATAGGCCATGCTCCTGTAACTATAGATGCAGTTCCAGTAGAAGTGCTTCCTACATTACCTGTTACAATAAAGTTAACATCAACTGCAGTTGAAGAGTAATCACTTGTTTGTGTTTGGTATAGCGATCTCAAGTCAATATTATTACCTCCTGTTATAGTAATAGAAGTATCAGAAGCATAAAACTTTGTCCAAACACCATCTTTATTAATCCATCCCGATTTTACATTCTTCCAGGTACCGTCATTAACACTAAGTTTTTTTACTGTCTTCCATGTACCATTGTCATTAACTGAGAAAGCCATACATATATTTATTTAAATATATGGGCAGAAGTGGATTCAAACCAACGCTCTATTGATTAGAAATCAATTGCTTTATTCAACTAAGCTACAGGTGCAATTAAAATGGTACCTCCGATAGGATTTGAACCTATATTGCGCTCACATCTAGAGCTTCACGAGTATAAATCGTGGGTCTTAACCAGTTAGACGACGGAGGCATAAACCTCCTATCGTATTCGAATAACCCAGTTCATGGACATCCTGCCACATACGGGCGGTTGGGGTTGTCGTAATTATCATTAATTTTAGAGCCGCAAACTCTACTAACAACAATAAAAATAAGAATAATAATAGTCCAAATAATAATTGTTGGTCTCATTTATTTAACCTCGTTAATATCATCATCCAATAACCCCATAATATCAATTCCATGTTTATCATCAAAGTAAGCGCGAACCTGCTTTACTACAGCATCATAGTCTTTCTTATTTCTCTTGTAACGCATCTCAAGCTCAAGGAAGCGCTTGGTAACTTTATCATAAGCTTCAGAATCAAACTCTTTTTCATCTAAAGCCTTTATCTCTGTAGCTATTTTCTCTGATTCTCTAACAATCCATTCATAACTAGAATTATGAAACTCAATCTGCTCTAAAAGGTAATCAACTTCCATATTATTTGTAATCCACGTATTCTTCAGCAATCTCAAAATCAATGCCTCTGTTGCTCAAGCGGCACAATTGATCATAAGTGTATCGTTGACCCACTTGCACCCTATCTGTACGAATAACATCCACAACACAGTATGTATTTGATTGAATACCATCTCCACCCCAATCTTCTGTAATAACTTCAATCCAAGGCTTTTCGCGCTTCATATTCGTAGTATAGAGGAATTTTAAATTAGTGCAAGACACAAAATATATAAATTAAACGGTACGCAAGGTGGGACTCGAACCCACATTGTTTCTAATGTAAGGGATTTTAAGTCCCTTGCGTTTCGCCATTTCGCCACTTGCGCGTCAATCTATGGATACCGGTAAATCTTTTTACCTTTTTTGACGATATAGTTACGAATTTCTTTGCCTTCTTTAGTAGCCCAATTGACTATTTCATCGTAGTTATCTTTAAATTTTTTACTAAAACAATTTCTTGGTTTATCACCTTTTCCAGCGCTCATACATATAGAATAGATTATATCACAAAGAAAATCAATAAATATTAAGAGATGAATTATATTACCTATACAGATAATCTGACAACATTTGTATATGTTAAAGGTTATAATTTTAAATGGACACAATACGTTCTTTTAAGTACTACAAGCGATAATACTTTCTATACAGCTTCAGCTTTTAATCTTTTCTCTTCATATCCAAGGCTTTCTGCTATATTCCCAGAGTTTAACGGTTTTGTTTACACCAACTATGACATCATTGATGACAATCAACTCAAAATTAATTTGGCCAGCTTGTCTGGTGCAGGCAAATATGACATCATCGCATTGAATGGTGCAGGGTATGTTAAGTTATCTGATAAAGGGTATCTTGTTGATTCTTTATCACTAGTAACACCTACACCTACACCTTCTGAGACACCAACTAATACCCCTACAGTTACCCCGACACCTTCTGAGACACCAACTAATACACCGACGCCGTCTGTAACACCATCAAATACAGTTACGCCATCAGTTACACCTACTAATACAATTACACCGTCTGTTACACCATCAAATACACCTACACAAACGGTAACGCCTTCTGAAACACCGACTAACACACCAACTCTTACACAGACACCTACAGTCACACCAACCTACACACAAACCCCAACAAGAACACCTACCAAAACACCTACCCCCACACAGACACTTACACCAACTAATACACAGACACCTACAGTCACACCAACGCCCACTGAAACCCCAACAAGAACACCTACCCCCACACCTACCCCCACACAGACACTTACACAGACACCTACAGTCACACCAACCCCCACACAAACCCCAACAAGAACACAAACCAATACACCTACTGTAACTGAAACACCCACTAATACGCCTTCGGCCACTACCACGTTGCTCTAGACCTGCTGGGCTAGCCCTGGGGGAAGTAGGTGTTGTACGTTATACAGATATAGATACAATCTATGATGTAACTATTAATTTTATAGTATAACTTAGTTAAAGTTTAATTGGATTTAATTACGGTAATATCGAGTTCTGACTTAACCCATGATGCATCAACACCTCTGCCTTCTTTGCAGAGCTTACCTTCATTCTGAAGCTCACGTAGCAAGAAGCCTGCACGAGTTGAGTCAATGCTAAGAGTTTTACAGACGTTAGGCAGAGTGATGTCTTTGAGCTTAAGAATAGCTTCACGTTGATCTTGCTTCTTCTTAGACTTCGATCCAGGAGCAGCTTCTTCATCCACTACAACTTCGGTCTGAAAGTCATACCCACTATATTCAATATAACATTCAATATCGGTAGCAGGTCCAAATCGATTCTTATCAAAGGTAATACAGCGAGCATTAGCTTCAGCTTCTTTGATAGGATTAATACTCATATTCACATCTACAGCGTGAATAATAAGAGAAGACCCCTTAATACCACCAGCTTTAGTATTGTGACAGATAAGAATTACCGCACACTCCGTCTCTTTGGCGCGCACGACAAGCTTCTCAATACAATACTTCTCCAGTTCACGCCCCCGAAGATTACCTTTAACAAGACCCTGAAATGAATCAATAACAATTACGTCATGTTCTTCCATATAACTAGAGATCCTATCCACATTAGCTTCATTACACACGCTGATACTCTGCACATTCAAGCGTTTGCAAGTCATGGCTAGCTGGGCCACAGACTCCTCAGAGCTGCAATACCCCACTTTGTAACCGTTTTTGTGCAGGCTTTCTAGCATCTGCAACACCAGCGTAGTCTTGCCCAAGCCAGCTCGAGCAGTCAAAGTGATGGAGCTACCAGGCAAAATACCTTCACCGAAAAGAGCATCCAGCTTTTCAATGCCACATTTCATGCGGCGGTAATACACTTCAGGGATTGTCACGTCCTTAATCGGAGTGAACTTCGTTGAGGTCATCTTAATGTTCATACGTTAAAGTATAAAGGAATTCATCATTTGGTCAAGTTAAAAGTGAAACTTTAATTTGGGTAGCAACTCGAACGAGTTACATCTATCAAGCAGTTCCATGTTGATGAGCAATTTGTACCTTGCCAGATCAAATGAATTCCAGAACTCAATGTGCACAAGCACATCATCTTTTTTAACAACCATCCATTTGCTGGCAGTTCCAGTCTTGACATAGTGCTCAATGTCCTTAAGATGCTGCACTAGTGCTTCAGTATCAAGCAGTTTTACTTCACTAGCTAAGCATCGTTTCGCGGGGTCGGTGTAGTCGATTGTAGTACTCATTTACAAAGTATTTAGATTCAATACTATCTATTTCCTTTTGTAGCTTGGTAATTAGTTCCTGGGCACACCTGTAATCAATGTATACGCGATGCCCACCTGTTCTGTTATGACCAGATGTCTTGAAGGTTAATTCAATGGCTGGGACGCGAAGACCGCGTGCTAGCACTTGTTCAGTACTAACAATTTTGTTAGTCACATCACCATAATCTTTGCGCTTCATTATGTATAAAGTTTTTCGGAGTGTTTCTCTTGTTCGTTCAATGCTTCATCCAGATTGGTTTCACTTTCAGAATATATCTTGGTTGCAATGATGAGCTTGCCGGATCCTTGGGATCCAAAATATATGCCTTTGTTGCGTCTTGCTTTGCTGTGTTCCACACTGGTCCACGCATTCTCTGGAATGCCAAGCATTTGAAGAGCTTCAACACGCGAACCTGCAAGAGGTTCACCCGATACAGAACAGTAATATATTTTTTCCATAGTTACATTATGGCGGAAATTAATATTACGTCAAGTTGTTTTTGAAAAATTCTTCACACAACTACGCGCACCATTGGGTTCAAAATACTTCTTGTTGGCATCCCAACATGCTTTGGTCATGACCTCAATGGCACCAGCAGTCTTATGTCCATAAACCATTCTGCCAAATCGGTTACGCAATTTCTCTGCAGGCAAATTAAGAACAGGCTTTCGAAGCCCAATAGGGAAAGGAGGTTCTTTAAACATTATAGTATTTGCTGGCTTCTGTGACAATTGCATCATTAGGCATATGCAAGCTACTAGGATTCAGAGTGTTCTTAATGTCCATAATAGGTATTTTTTGCTTAAGCAATCTTACAGCATCACTGCTGATGTAGTTGTTAACATAGTTTGCAACAGTACCAAACTTCTTCTCTTTGGTCTTCAGATAATCCATGCTTGTAACCCGTTCCATGCCGGTGATTAAGCATTTGAGCTTGGGTGTGGTGCCTTGCATGCTTCGTTTCAATCGAGCGTTGATGTCTTCTTTGTTCAATAAACTCATGCCCCTATTATAATTGAACTTCTATTATGCACAAGTAGATTTTTAAAAATAGTTTATAAATTGTTAAGGCTATTGTAGAAAAAAAGAGCGCCGCCCTTATAAAAAAGGCGGCGCTCAATTTAAACGTTATTTAGGCAACGTTAAGACCACCGGTACGGTTGATGGCGCGAGTGAGATCGCGAGCATCAATGCGACGGATAGAACGAGCAAACTGGTTCTTCTGTTGGAGAACCTTGGCGCGCTTAACTGTGAAGTTACCGCTACGATTACGCTCGATCTTGACGAAGAAAGTCTTCGGCTTGAGATCACGGCTATTATAGTCGATCATGTGTATATTACCTCCTCTCATTTATTGAATAATAAATCATATTTTTACGTTTTCAACTGCTTTGTCCAGAACCACTGGCTCCACAAACATGTATTGCTCATGGCTCTTGGTGCTTCTGTTGTTTTTGCGACGATATCCGTAGATAACGTTTTCACCCTTTTCATTGCGTCCCAGCACAGGTACTACTCTGCCTTTGGCAATGAGCTTTTGAATCTTGGTGGGCGATAATTTACTCATACCACTATTATGAAGTAAAATTTAATAAAATCAATCTTTCTTTTTTGTCATGATAGCAAAAAACTCTGCCTTGCTTGTTTGTTTGAACAAATTATTCTTGAAACTATCAAATATGGAATTTACGTCAAAGCCTTCATCCAATGCATATTTCACTATGTGTTCATTGAGTATGAAGAACCCAATGACAGGTTTGCCTTTGTCAATATACTTGCCCACTGCACCCACCACACCTGCATCAGATATGACTGGAAGAAAGCAATACTCTGCAGTTTGTTCGTCCACAAAAATATCTGCTCCATTGATGGTAGCTTGTTGCTCCAATTCTTTGGCAATTTGCATTAAATCCATGTTACCATTATATATGTATTTGAAATAAGGTCAAGAAAAAGCTTGTATTCTTTTTTTACACCCGTATACTCATGGAATGCAAAACGAAATGCCTTTGGGTTGGTTGAATTATGGATGCAAGTTTGTCATACCTGGTCTCAACAATTTGTACAGAGACTTGAAACTGGTGCGCAACACTGATTGTTCAGCTGTGATCAGTGGCGACAGAAAGCTCAAGATCAATGACAAAGAAGTGTGGGTGGCCATTCCTGCAGGCTACACCATTTCACCATACACCATGGTGGTGCCCATCTAAAGCCACCACACATCAATTCCAAACCCTAACAATTGCAGCTTGAATGCATGTCCATAGTCATAATGACTGTAGTATATGCCTGTGTCTGCATCTGTTAAATATGGACCGCACTCCATATCTCCAAATTCACTCTTGCGATGCAGCAGCAGCTTGGGATGGGTGAGTCTGACGAGCAGTTTGTCTTGATTGATAATATTCATTTTGCAAGTGTTTTAATAACCATCATATGTCTTCTTAAACATAGCTACACGCATAGGAAATGCCACATTTTTGTCTGCATCAATTTTGGGCTGTTCCATCTTCTCCTTCTCATGACGTATCACATACACAATGACAATGTCACCAATCTCCATCAAGAATGCCAACAACAAGCACACCAGTGCAGTCACTTCCAATTGCATCAATGAACCGAATGACAATCTGATGATGTTGTCTGAACCTGCTATTTCTGTGGCTCGAAATTCCACATTCACTTTGGATGCCACAGTAGATAATAAACCGTTTGCGTTGATCACAGCAAACTCCAGTTCTTTGAAATTGTGTGCATTGTTCACTTCTTTTTTGATGTCTGTAAATTTTTCATCAATGAGTTTGCTCACTTCTGCAGATTTCTTGACTGCATCCTTGGCCTGATCCCTTACCACATTGGCATCGCGTTCAATCTTGTCTCGAGCATTGTTTTGTTCAATGTCTGCTTCACTTTGCAAACGTCTTACTGCAGCCACCAATTCTTTTGAACGAGGTCCATCTCCAGGTTTGCCTGTGGAATAATCAGCTTTGACTCCCAGCTTCTCATCAATGACCTTCTGATTGGCTTCATTGATGTCTCTTTTCATGTCTGTTAGTTTGCGAGAATTTGCAGCTTCAATGTCTGCCAATTTGCTTCGCTCTTGTTCTTTAATTCTATCTGCATGCATTTGTGCAGCTTTTTTGCTGCTGGCTTCAAAGTCATTGACTTGTTGCATGATTTTCACTTTGCTGAGCTTCAAGCTATCTTGCAATCCAGTTTCTGAATACAGACCTGCAAAGTCAAATATGGTGGGAAGCAAGCTCAGAAATGCACACAACAATGCAGCTTTGCGAGGGAATTTGTCTCTGCCAAACAATATGATCTTCACGCAATAGGGCAATCCGACAACACCCAGAGATGTTAATCCTACCAGGAACCAATTCCACGATGTAAGAATCAAGCTAAGTGCATGATATGCAAAGCAATAAGCAGCTGCAATGATTATCCAATAGATAATATCAATAGCTTGTGCAGAGATTTTATGAGAAGTATCAAAACCAAAGATGGTGTGATACTTTTGCTTGATAAAGTCAGTCATGTTATTATTTATGAACCCTAAAAGCTATTAGTAGCAAACTATATAGATTAAGCTAAATTATTTGAAAGTTATCATTTGCATGAAAATAGACTATATAATCTCTCCCTACAATCATTTCTATAGAGAAATTTTTAAAAATTACTTTGATGCAAGGCTTATTAATCCGTTTGATAGAGATCAAGTGATGAGTATGCCGCCCAATTCAAACAAAATATTTTTATTTGCAGACCGCATGAGCTTGCAGTACATAGTTAACTCTAATGGCACTGGTAAGAACATAATTTTCTTCAGAAGGCACGAGCTTTATGATGTTCCAGCAAATCTAGTATTGCAGAGCAAGCACAAGTTCTTCAAAGTATACACTCTTAATAGTTTTCTGCAAAATAAACTCAAATTAAACTATGGGATAGATTCAGATATAGAAAAAAATTATATAAATGAAGATATTTGGGTATATGCACACAGAAAGCATGGTGACAAAATTGCATGGGTAGGTGAATTCAAGGATAGAAAAGCACCGGACTACATTGTGGAAGCGGCACAATACTATGAACATTATCAATTTCATTGTGCTGTATCCAATGGGCCAATGAAACAGCTGTATTTAGATTTTATAACTAATTATGGATTAAAAAATGTGTTTATATATGAAGATATTGACAGTCAAGAGAAGATGAATGATTTTTTGAATGATAAGAACTATCTTCTGACCACATCCATATCAGAGGGGTTGCCAAACTGTGTTCTTGAAGCGTTAGCCAAGGGTATAAAGCCTATTATTCGCAATTATCCTGGCAACATGTTTAATGAGTTTACATATGGTTCATTAGTAGGCATTCAAGCTCATTTAAATTCTCAGTATAATTCTTTTGAATACAGAGAATTAATCACCAATAACTATGGGCTAAATCAGTTTTTACAATTCAGAGATAAGATTGTAGCAGCATGAATTAGATTTGATACGATTTTTCAATTTTCATATCAAAAATATGCGGGCATTCTTTCTTGACACACTGCACAGGTCTCTCTCTTAACTTTATTCTTAAATCTGGTGTTTCATATAAATTTCCAAAATATCTTTCCCCACAACATGCCCCATGAACAGATCCACTTT